CGATGTGAGACGTTTGCGAGGTAACAAAACCAAGTGCGGCTTGAGCTGCGTCATTGATATCCATTATTTTAACTCCTATCGAATGTCAAGAGCGATGACCGCAAGGCCAGCACCACTTGTAGTTGTATCCCAAACGGCGTTCGGGTATGCGGTTGCGCCAGTGGCTACATTAGAAAATGTGCCATCAGCATCGAGAACAAAAACGGGGTCGCCTTGAGCAACGGCCACTGGGGCGTTAACCCAGATTGCGCCTTTAGTCGCTATTCGAGCTTCCGAATATTGCTTAAACTTGTTAGGTTCGTTTGCGTCCATAGCACGTTGACGAACAACAATACCAAGCGGAGTACCGCCGGCAAATAAAACGCAATCGTTGTCGCCCGTGCCACGCTCTACTGCAACGGCAAAGTCGACGCCATCAGGCGTTTGGACGGTTCGTGAAATTAAATTCGCAAGCTCTGTGTTAGCCAAATGGCCAGCACGGGCGGCGTCTTGTCTTTCGTTATATACGGTTTGAATAGCCATTTTTAGACCTCACCTGTGTTTTTGTAAGCGTCGCGTAGTCCTTGCTCGTATGCAGCTTGGCCATTGTCGGTTGCTTGTTTTTGTGGCTGTCCATCGTTAGCAGATTTAAACGCAGTTTGGACAGGATTTTGTGGCTTTTCTGCCTTTGCATCCTTAACGCAAATTTTAAACATTGCGTCAACGTATGCTTGCGATTCATCGGCAATAGAATCGGCACCATGAACCGCAATTACAGCGGTTTTGCGTACAGTGTCGTCATCCATGCCAGCAAAATCGGCATCTTTAGCGATTAGTGTTGCGTCGCTCAATAGTGTGGCACGAGCTTCAACTTTTGCGTCGAGAGCTTCCTGACCGATTTCCGCATCTTTCAATTTCTTGATTTCTGCGTCCTTCGTTGCCAAGTCAGCGTCTTTCGCATCAATTGCGGTATCGTGCGCCGTTTTTTGAGAATCCAATTTTGCGATTAACGCATCATTGGCCTTTTGAAGTTTGTCAATTGCAGCAGCGCCCGCGTCAGTCGTTACAACGGGCAGCCCATCCACAATGACGGTTCGGTTTTTATCGGTCACTTTCGTTTCCTCATCGTCAATAGTTATTGGGCTCACGCCCCATTTTTCCACACTGTCGCCAATGCGGCACTCATGCCCCGCGCGGCCACGATCTACGATAGCCACATGGTTCATTCTTATATCGGTTTGCTTAGCGTCGTACTCTTCGCCGTCGGCTGTCTTGCCAGACTCCCAAACCAATTTCATTCGATATCCGTTAGATAATTCGCGTTTTCCGCTTTCAACGTCAGCAATAGCGTCTGCATCCATCAACATAATTGGAATACGCATTTTGTCGCCATCGCGTAAAACCTCATTCCCAACATTGCCCACAGCCACATCGCGCCAATTGTCGGCGGTGACTTCTTCAGAAGGGTGATTGTTAGTCAACGGTTTACCGGCAATAGTTAGCAAACTGTCTTTAGAAAACACTTCATCAGCAGAGCGATAAACGCGCACAACATCTAAATCAGGCCGCCCAACTTCGTCACCGGTATACAATTGAATGCCCGTGCGGGCGCAATTCACATATCCGGTCAAATACCCATCACGGGTTTTTTTAATGCCTGTTAGTTGGGCATCTTCAATAAAATTTTCATTCATAATTTCACCAATTAAAAAACGATTACAGGTCGTGCACTACATCGACAACGCACCGGTTGTCCAGGAGCCAAACCACCTTCCGCACCAGTTCTTTCGCCCCAACGATATTTTTTACCGTTCAAGCCTCTGTGCAAATTTCGAACACGTTCATCGCCGGATGTTTCCCAGGAATAACGGGTTACACCGGCTTGTTGTTGCCGGATGCGGTTTAAATCCGACGTCAATTTGTTAATTTGATCTTCGGCAATCAATTTCGCGCGGTTTGCGTGAATTTTGAACCGGCTTCGCAATTCATTGGCCACCGACGTCGCCGAACGCCCATCAATTTTGGCTTGAAACACAATGCGTCGAATGTCTTTCACAACATCGTCACGCAACGATTTAATCAACGCCGCATTCCGTGAAGATGCGTCGCGCAGATAGTCGCCCAAGTCTTCATTGCGCACAATCGCCGCCAAATCAACGTCAAGTGACCGTTGCACCACCAAAATGAATTTATCGGTGTGTTTGCCCGCCTCAACGGCAATCAGCCCACCAACGCCCAATAAAACGTTTTGTTCTAATGCGTCGGCCTCAGATTCCAACGATGTAAACCACGCTTCCTCATCTTGCGCAAATTCACGATGGAATTTATACGCCGGCGCAACCGATTCACGATACGATTTCGCGAGCCCGCGCAACATGCGGTTCAACATTTTCAAATACTGACGTTTTGCGCTTAACGACTCAGTAATGGCCGGCAATATTACCGACGAACCCCGCGGCCGTTTGTCTTTGACCAGTGACGCGACGTTGTATTTAATCACGATTCAGTGACCTGATTTTTCCAATCCAAATCAATTTCTTGGAATATTTCAGGACCTAAAATGATTTCACCCAAATACGGGTCGATGTCTTTCAACAACGGTGTGTCGCCATATGTGATGGTGATGTGCGGTTGATATTCGTCATAATCATACGAACCACCGTTGCGCAATACTTCTTTGTGACGCCACTCCAATTCGGTCGCTTTGAACAACAATACGGTTGCACCGCCGCCAAACGTTTCGACCAATCGCGCGCCACCCTCAGGAATTTTAATTTCCGATTCCCATGCTTGGCCAAGGGACATCCAATCAAGCATTTCACTTGAAAATGCGATGGTCACATGCAAATCGTCGGCCGCAAGTGTTTGTTCAATACCCTGTGATTTAGCCCAATCAATAATTGCCTGGGCATTTTTAACAGGTCGATGAATATACAAGGTCCTTGGCGCGGCATCGGTGGTTTCCGTCTCACCAGCCGTTGCGCCAATATTAGCCCGAACCTCCAATTCAAATTCGCGGTCGGCATCAAAATCACGCGCATGTTCGGCCACCAACGTGTCCAATGCGGGAAATGCCTTGAGTTGAACCAATTGCGCCGTGGCCGCAGATTCTAGGGCCTCAGGGTCATACAAATTGGTTTCAAGCAGTTTTTTAACTGTGTCGGCCGTTTTATTGCCGGCTTCGGCAATTTGGATTTCACTCATTTGTTGCAGTGGCGTCCATTCATATTCAATTTCTTCTGGCCGGTCACCCAATGACGAACGAATCAAACATTCATCCAAATTCAACATTGATGGTTGGATTTCCAACGTTTGTTTGGTGGCGATGTCATCGTAATAATTACGCATGTCACCTTCGCCCTTATCGCCAAGGCCCTTGGATTGTTCACCCAAAAATCGGGTTAATGGGATGTTTGCCGCGGCCGACACAATCAACAAGAATTTTTGCAACACATCCGGCAAATTATTGAAATCAATCGCTTTGCGGTCGTAAACCTCTTCGGCATCGTGAACCAATGTACCACTAATGCCCTTTCCTTTAGCTGCCAAAATAAACCGGTCAATGATTTTCTTCTCGTAATCTTTATCGCCCATTGAGGCCATAAAATCAGGCACAGCGAACACATCTACATTAGCCTCAAATACTAGCGCAGCTATTCCGGCGCTTGTGCTATCTGCATGCTTTGCTGCTTGGCTTACCGTTTGAACGACACTATCGCCCCAACCAAAATTAACACCAGTTTGCATCCACGGGTTTGGATGTTCGGAACCAACGAAAATAACTAATCGAGAATGGTGTATTTTAACGTCTGACTTCATCCCGCCTTGAGCGGTCATATTGAAAAACTCAGGCTTGCCAAAGTTCGGGCTAAACGGGTCGTTTTCGAGCTTGTCGGCCGTCAACTCCTTACGGTTGAATACAGTCAAAGACTCGATACCGCCCGCCTTAATTTTTTCAATATCTAATGGCTTTTCGACGTTTTCGTCACCAGTGTTGATAAAAATAGCAGCGCCGCCCCACAATCGGGCTTGCTTTTGAGCCTTTATAACGTTTAGCTGAACCTTTAATCGCTTTTCCTCAGATTTAATTTTTGCTACTAACGTTGATTCACCAGTCCAGTCACGCCATTTTCGCAAACAATCATTTACTGGCAAATCAACAATTTTTCTAATAATCCAACCAAAACGATATCCGTTTTCAAGCTCGGTATCACCTAACGCAGTGTTTGTATAAACCGTAGAAGCGGCCTTATCACGGTTAGGGTTGCCCATATTCGTAATCGTAGACTGCAAGCCATCGATAGCAACATATTCACCCTCGATAACTCTTGCTCTTGGCTTTTCGTTTGAATTGCTCATAAATTATTAAGGTTGTAATTTTTATTCGTTATAAGCTTATCTAGCGCATAACGCAACGCATCACAATAATGATTGTGAGCGTCAACAATTTTTGTCGTAACGTCTTCGGTGTTTGGATCGACCTTATAACGATACAACTTCATTTCACGAATTAAGCCAGTGCACGATGAATGAATAACAATTTCATCATGGCCGCGAATAAACTGAATGCCGTCTTTAACGCTGCCATCCCATTTACTGCACGCTCGAATCAATGGTAAGCCGTTTCGCTTCAAATAACTAATAGTCTCTGGTCTAGCGCAATCGCCTTGAATGTGCTGCTTTTCAATTTCAGGTATGCGTTTTTTAACATACTTAGCTGTGTCATCAATTTCTAAACCTACTTTTCCTGCTTCATACCTGACATAAATCTTTGCATCGTGAACGTAAGCGCGAACCGCTGCGGTTGGGTCTTGGCTAAAACCAAAATCCATACCGTTCAAAGGATGCCACTCTTCTAAAGGCTCAAAATCCTCAACCCGCCACTTGTTGTTGAATATTTCCGCATCTGAATTACGTAAATAGTCACCCTTCCAGATATGCTCGTATGTATCGGGATTTATTTTTAAATCCCGTTTACGCTCTTCTTCTAAACCTTCCGGAAACCATGGGTTATCCATGTAGTTCATTTGGACAATGCGCGCACCTTCTGGGGGGTTTTGAATAAACCGCTTGTCAGTAGCATTGCCCTCAACTTCAGGATTCCACGTTAGCCAGATTTCGCTATTTGGGAACCTTCTAACAGTCGGTATTAACTTAGCCCAACTGTTTTCGCTTACTGGGTCAGCCTCATCAACCCAAGTTATACCAATGTTTGCCAACGACTTAATCGCAGCAATATTGTTTTTTAACCCACGAAAAATAAACTCTTTGCCATTATGCCTATGACGAATGTAATTGATGCCGCAATCAAAAACTGATGATAAAAATTCATCATCCTCAATAGCGTCTTTTATTTCAGCAAAAGACGAGTCTTTAATTGACGCCTGTATCTCACGACAAACTAAAGCGTTGCAATTTCGCAAATGTACAGCGTATGCGATGGCTCTAGCAAACGATTTTGTTTTTGCGCTACCTCGACCACCATGCGAGCCCCTGTACGGCACATGAACGGATAAATCGAGAACGCTAACCAGTTTAGGCGGGAACGCTACTTTTAAATTATTCGCTGCCGTCATCTTCCGGTTCGCCATTGTAAGGAACGAACGTAACCGAGTCTGGAGCTGTTACTTGGGCACTAAGCTTCCCTTCACTCCTATCGATAATCAAACCATGCA